CCGTCAAGACGCACGTTGCCCCGGCTTCACCTCGCAGTCGGGGCAATTGCTCAATATGATTCTGTCTGACCTCTGTCAGACCTACGATTTCGACGTAACCAAGCAGACCTTCAATTTCGTCCTGCCGACCTCGACCATCAACAGCCTCAATCAGGCCTTCCAGAACCTACCGACCAATTACCTGCGCACGATCCGCTATGAGAGCTTCTACGTGATCAGCGGCGTGCCCTATCCGCTGATCCATGCCGACCTGGAAGAGTACGACATGCTGGTGCAGCAGGCCAACGTGTCCAACTTCCCGGTGTTCTTCGCCACCGACATGTCTTTAAGCGGCATGACCAACAACGGCACGCCCGGCGTTCCGGTGATGCTGTTTTGGCAATTGCCCTCGGGCTCGTTCCCGGCGACTTTGCGCTACTACTCGCAGATGCCCGACATCACCACGCCTGAGACCTCCATCGTGGTGCCGTGGTTTCCCAATCAGACCTACTTGCGCCGCCGGCTGGCGGGTGAGCTCATGGGGCTGACCGATGATGAGCGGCAGAATGCCTTCTTGAGCGATGACGACAATCAGTATCCGCAGGGCGCTGGAGTGATGATCCGTAAGTATCTTGCTCTCCAGGGTGACAAGAGCGACCGGACCAAGACTGTCACCTTAGATAGGAGACGATTCGGATCGTCATTCGATAGGCTTCGTAACACGAAAAGCATCGGGTGGTAGTATAATAATACCTTCAATTTTGGCAGAGCGATGCAACGTAACTCCAACCCGCTCCCTTGGCGCCCGAAAGGGCTTTCCGACGTGCTTGACGCCACCTCGGCGTTTCCAGGTGCGATGTCGATGCTGCAGAACCTGATCCCCGATCCCTCGACCCCCGAACTCTGGCAGTGCCGTCCCGCTTCTTCGCAGATTACGTCTTTCCCCGGGTTCACCTCGCCGGGTTTTGTCTCTTGTCTCTTGGTGGTCGGCAATTTTGCTTTCGGCATGCTCGCGACCGGGCGTAACGCCGGGCACGACGAGCCGTTCTGCTACAATCTTTTGACCAACACATTCGTTACCGTCACCGGCACGATCACGGCAACCACCACGCCGACCAGTCCAGTCACGACCGGCGACTGGACGCCGCCGCAGATGGAGATCATCGGCTCCAAGGTGGTGGTCTGTCATCCGGGCTTTTCGGGTGCCAGCAACATTTATTTCGGCTGGTTCGACATCTCTACCCCGACCACGCCAGTGTGGAACGCTGGTAATTTCTCCGGGCCGGGGGCGCTGGCGTTTACGGTGGTGCCGATCGGCGTGGCGCAGTTCAACGGGCGTGCTTATTACATTCATAACGCAGTCGCACAGCCGGCGGTGTTCTGGAGTGATGTAAATAACGCGATCACCAACACTGGCACAGTGACGCCGGTCCTGACCTTTGGCGACAACATCGCGCTGACCGCCATCGGCGGCCTTCCCCTCAACAACCAGCTCGGCGGCATCATCCAGTCGCTTATGGTGTTCAAGGGCTCGACTAACATCTATCAGATCACGGGTGATTCGAGTATCAACAGCCTGGCGGTCAACTCGCTCAATGTGCAGACCGGCACCTTCGCGGCCAACACCCTGGCCTCGACCCCGAAGGGGCTGGCGTTCATCGCCCCGGATGGCCTGCGGGTCATTGACTTCCTCGCCCGTGTGTCCGATCCGATCGGCATCGACGGCAAGGGGGTGAACATCCCGTTTCAGCTAGTGGTCAATCCATCACGCATGAACATGGCGTGCAACTCCAACATCCTGCGGGTCACGGTCAAGAATGGCAATGTGACGAATGCTCCGACGCAGGAATACTGGTACGATTTCGCGCGCGGTATCTTCCACGGCCCGCACACTTTCCCCGCTTCGATGATCCAGCCGTACCTGAATACGTTCATCATGACGCCTACGGGCATCAACGGCAGCCTGTGGAAAAGCGACTCGGTGCAGTCCCTGACCTCGCAGTTCGTCGAGAACGGCGTGCAGATGGTGTGGCAGGCGTTCACGCCGTTTTTGCCATCGACCGAGAAGATCACCAATAACTGCATGACCGAAGGGACGATCGACCTGCAGCTGGCGCCCGGCGTGCCGCCGGTCACGGTCGCCATGGTCAATTCGCAGGGTGTAGGCCTGGATTTCGTGTCGATCACCGGCTCGGGCGGCGCCACCGTGTGGGGCGGCTTCAACTGGGGCGGTGCGGTCTGGGGCGGTACTACCAACTACCTTGCGCCCCGGCAGATACAGTGGACCAAGCCCAACGTATTCAATAAGATGCAAATCCAGATATCCGGGCAAAGCGCTCTTTTGGTTAAAATTGGCCAGCTGGAGATGCGCTACCAGATTCTTCGCACCTGGACCGACCTGTCGGCAGTGGCATAATGCTAACCAGAAGAAGACTAAAGCAGTTAATTAATTATTCCCCTACGACAGGGGTATTTACGCATGTTCAGTCACACGATGGCGTTTACGCTGGACAAGTAGCAGGATGCATTGGTGGCAATGGCTATCGGGTGATTAGTATCGATGATCGACGATATCAGGCTTCTCATCTAGCTTGGCTTTATGTGCACGGGAGATTGCCTAAAAAGTTGATGGATCATATCAACCTTGTAAGAGCAGACGACAGGATTGTGAATTTGCGAGAATCTACTGTTTCGGGCAATGGTGCTAATAAGCGTAAGTATGCATCTAACACATCTGGGTACAAAGGAGTGGTTCACATTAAAAAAACTGGACGGTGGCGTGCTCAAATTGGTAAAGCCGGGAAAAGTTTTCCCCTTGGCTATTATGTTACCAAGCAAGCTGCACATGCGGCCTATATGCTTGCAGCCGAGCGCATGCATGGTGAGTTTGCGAGGTTTGCATGAAAAGGCTTCTCGTACTCTTCTTGCTTTTCTTCCTGCCCGCTCCCGCCCAGGCGGGGGTGCCCTGCTCGGTGCCGTTCACTCTGACCAACGGCTCGATCGCCGACGCCACGCAGGTAATGGCGAACTACAATGCCCTGATCGCCTGCCTGGCCAATGCAGCGGCGGCGGGAGCCAATTCCGACATTACCTCACTGACCGGCCTGACCGCGCCGCTGACGCCGGCTTTTGGCGGCACGTCGAATTATGTCGGTGGAACGGCAACGGGGTCCGTCAATGCCTTGGTTCTGCCCGTCGTGACTCCGAGCAATTTCACGCTTGTCGCAGGCAACAAGGTTGTATTCTTCCCTGTTGGCAATAACAGCGGTCCAACCACGCTCAACGTCAATGGTACGGGCGTGAAAAATGTTATGCGCGTCGATCCATTAGTAGGGGTAACCTCATTAGGAGGTGGGGAGATAATAGGCCCCACCGGAATGGTCGAGGTCGTTTATGACGGCACGCAATACCAAATACGCAATCCCGCGCAGGCCTTGCCCATAGGAGCGGTGTTCGACATGGCGGGCATTTGCCCGCTGGGCTCGGTGGAAGCAAACGGCAGCACTGTTTCGGCGGCGACTTTTCCGGGGCTCAATAACGTTCTTGGCATGACCTGGGGCACGTCATCTGGCAATGTTGTGCTTCCTGACTTGCGTGGCCGGGCGACGTTCAGCCGCGATATCGGCGGCTCCGGGCGCATCACGGTCGCGGGCGGCAATTTCGACGGCACGGTCCTGGGCGCTGTTGGCGGACAACAAAGCAGGGTCGTCGGGCAAGCCAACCTTGCGGCTTTCAATTTGTCTGTGACCGATCCGGGGCACGTCCATACGTTTGGTCAACCTGTTCAAACAACAACACTTACGGGAAGTGTAGCTACTCCTACCGGCGCCAACCTTGCGTTGACGCTTTCCCAGACCCAAAGTGCAACCACGGGTATCACGGTTGCTACGGGAGGCAGTGCAACGCCGCTTGCAACCCTTTCGAATGCCGCTATCACCATCAAGTGCATCAGGCTTTAAGGAGACTAAACATGTCAGGAAACGAAAGTGCGTCCGAGACCAAGCTGCATCAAAGTGGCATGAAAGTAAGGATGCCCAAGCCCAATGACTCGTCTACGCGTTGTTCCGGCGGCAGCGTCAACTCAGGAACGACCCGGGACAGCGTCGCCCCCAGTCATTCCCTCGGCCCCCGCGAGGCTTAAGTTCGCAGCCGAAACGCTTTACCAGATCGGCCAGGAGCTGCCGCCGCTCCTGGTGCAGCATTCCAAGGAAGTCGATGACGGAGCGTTCCCGCTCGACATCGACTGGAACGCCTATTTCGCCATGACGGCGGCCGGGCAACTGCGCTTTCTCACGGCGCGTCTGGATACCGCCCTGGTTGGCTACATCGCCAACATCGTCCGCACGCACCTGCGCTTCAAGACCACGCTCCATTGCTTTATCGAGGCCTACTGGCTGGCGCCGGCCTACCGCGAGGGCTGGGAGGCGGTGCGCATGTTCCGCGAGAACGATCGGCTGCTCAAGGAATGGGGGGTCAAGCGGGTCTTTGTGGCGGTCGAGGACCGGTACAAGGACGGCAAGGCGCAAGTCCTGTTCCGGCGGCTGGGCTATGTGCACGCGGCCGAGTCGATGACAAAGGTATTCTGACATGGGCAGCATGTTCGGCGGCGACACCCCCACTCCCCAACTGAACACCACCAATCCCTATCAGCCCTACACCGGGCAGGCGGCGCAGACTGCCGCCGGCGGCGGCTTCGGCGGTATCGGCGGCCTGCAACCATACGCGACCGGCGCCAGCGCCGTCCCCCAGTTCGGCCAGCTCGCCCAGTCGACCGTCGATGCTGGTCTGGGCGCACAGGGGCAGTACGCCCAGGGCGTGGCCGGGCAGGTGGCGCCCGGGATGGTGGGCGGCGGCCTGCAGTCGATGGGGGCCGGGCAGCAGCTTACCGGCGCCGGGCAGGGCATGCTCCCCTATGCGGGGCAAATCCTCAACACCGCCTTCGACCCGCAGCAGCAGCTTTACCAGCAGTATATCCAGCAGACTCAGGACCAGACCGGCGCCCAGATGGCCAACACCGGCGTGGGCTCGACTCCCTATGGGGCGAGCGTGATGGGCAATACCCTCGGGCAGGCCAACCTGGGCTGGCAGAATGCGCAGCTGGGGCGGCAGCTGCAGGGCATACAGGGGGCGAGCGGCGCGCTCGGCGCTGCGGGCGGGGCGGAGACGACCGGCGTCCAGCTGGGCCAGCAGGGCGGCCAGCAGGCCATGGCGGGCGGCATGCTGCCCTACGCGACTTTGAGCGGACTCAACCAGGGCGGCATGGGCGCCTTGCAAGGCTATATCGGCGCCGGCCAGCAGGGTGCGCAGGTACCGCAAACCGCCATCAGCGACTGGATGAACTACCTCACGGGTGGCACGCAGTCGCAAAACGTGACCAATCAGGCGCAGATGGACATGGCCAAGTTCACGGCCCAGCAGCAACAGCAGCAGTACCAGAACATCGCCTCGGCCATCGGCGGCGTCGCCGGCTTGGCGGGCGGGTTT